TTAGCTATACAATCAACATACAACATCTTTTAAGCCTCGTGAAACTACTCAACCCGAGGCGCATACATAGAAATGTTCGTTTATAAGACCGCTGTTTAGATTAAACAACGCTGTTATAAGTGAACATTCAAAAGCTGAATTTATAATGGACAGTTAAACAACATCAAAGCGAACGCACACTTTGACCCATACAAATAAATAGCGCAAAAAAAATAGGGCAGGAACGGAGTAATTTCCGAACCTGCCCTAATTTATTTTCGCACATTTCCTCAACTGAGAATATTCACACCCACAAAATATCCTCGGATAATTATTTGCCAAACATGACGATTGCACCGATGATACCACTCACAAGCAGAGTGCAGATACAGGTGATAACTGCAACTTTGATAGAGTTCACATTGCTGGCAATCTGTTTGTACGGTTTGTTCTCAGCCTCATTGACCTTTTCCGACAACTTACGCTCGGTTTCCTGCCAAGCTTTCGCCTGTGCATCGACTTTACTGTTTGTGTCGTCCACCTTCGTTTCAATGTTGCTGACACGCTGTGCAATAAGCTCAACAGAAGTAGCAATCTTGTAGATGGCTTTCTGTTCGCTTTGGATTTCCTTCAGCTCATTTTCCAGATTATCAATTCTATGCGTATTGGACTTGCATCTCTGTTCCGTCTCAATAAGCATAACAGTTTCCTGGTCAGTCATATGAGCACCTCCTGAATAAAGTTACTTCCCCTCTTCCTTCTTGGCAGTAACCTTATTTGCGGGTGTGGCAGGGTTAATTACCTTGCTCATGTCACACAGACTATCAATCATGTCGGCAATTGCGTCATAATCAATGTCGTAGTTAATGCCATCTGCGCTCGCCTTGAGCATCGCCAGAACCCACTCTTTTCGTTCTGCACCGTCTTTGAACTTAGTCTCGGCAGTCTCCATCAGCTTCATAACCTTGTCCAGAACAACGCCCCAGTTCTTCTCCTTGACAGCCTGCTTGATGTATTTCACAAGCTGAATAACGAGAGGAATGGCGGCTGCCAGACCGGAAGCGATGGCTGCGATGTACTTCAGAATCTCCAACCAATCCATAATCGTACCTCCATTTCTTTTTCTGGCAGAGCGTTATACTCTGCTTGTATAATCAAGAGAAATCCACCCAGCGCCGCTTTTAAGCTTTCCCCATGATTTGGCGCCAGTTCCGTCTTTCTCTTCGACGATGGTATAAACACCACCGCCCTTAATCTGACCGGCCACGGCGTATCCCGTACCGGCACCCTTGCGAATGTTCAGTACATCCGCCGTAACACGCACACGATACGGAACCGCAGAAGGTTTCTGTTCGGGCACAACCGGAGTCTTGCCTGCGTATTTGTCATAGAACTTCTGACCGTATGCCGCACGCTTATTCTGAACTGCCGCACTCTGGTTCGCAGGACGCTCAAATTTCATCAGCACGGAATTGGATGCGGCAAGAATGGTCTTGGCGGATTTCAAATCGGCAAAAACGCCCTTATAGCTCTCGCTCAATTCCTTGTACATGAATTCAAGCTGCATACCCAAATCTCCAACAGACTTCTTCTTGCTCTGCGCAAAAGCAAGTAGTGCTTTCTTTCTTGTGTGATATGTCCACTGTGCCAAGCCGTAACCTGCGCTATCAGTCCCAAACTTTTTGTATGTGCCATTGTCAACAGCAGCGGTATAGGAAGCATCTGTATATCCAAGCCGCTTCTCATAGGTATTCTGGAGGTTGTCAGGGCGTAATCCAGACTCGGCATAGAGATTGCCCATCATCCCTGCAACGCCGTATTCATTCCCAATCTTGCCAAGCAAGAAATTCCAAATGATTTCCTCGTTTGTATTACCAGAGGGAGCGGACGGAGTAGACGGTATTGTCGGCGTGGTCGGTTTTGCGTTTGCCAATGCAAGGTCAGAGGCCTTGAACGGACTCATAATAGAGTTTTTACCGTCCTCACTTTTGTTGATAACAACACGATTTCCACTTACAGAATGCACAATCCAGTTCTTTGCCCGAACCCAACCAGGAACTGACTGACCGGAGTAATACTGTGTTCCGATAATCTTAACAACATCTCCCGCCTTAAATGCGCTGGTTGTCGGCGTGGTCGGAATTGTCGGCTGTGTAGGTGCAACGCTACCAGAGGTTTTCATTAGCGCAGCGACATCGGCACGAGCCGTCGCCATAGACTTACCAAACTTCGGGAACCAGTGGTTGACATCGCCGTGGTTAGAGCCAAGCCCAAGCGCATGACTGTCTGCATGGCATAAAATTGTAGGAACGGATACACCATTCATATTCACTGTTCCGTTTGGGTCAATATTGAACATTTTGCAAAGGTATGCCGTAATTTCACAGGCCTCCTTGTAGACCTTGTTGAAATATGTAGCATCGTTCAAACCGTCTTCGCAAATCTCAAATTGAATCCAACCATTGTTACAGGAACCCTTGTTGCCAGAGCCGCAGCCCCACGGGCGATAATTCCACGGCATAGTCTGTACTGTAGTGACAGTCCCGTCCGCCAATTTACCAATCCAGCAATTCAGGCCAGCCTGACGGTTGATATGGTTCCAGTCGTTTCGGTTCCCATTTGTGCCGAGAAGTGCCAAAAGCTCTGCTCTGTTTGCAGCATTATCATCCGGCTGGACATAGCGCCGCAAATTCGGATTGTTTGCACCGGTGCTGTGCCAAAGAACGCCTTTGACGGTCATGGTGCTTGTCCCTTTGTAGCAAGTACTCTGGGTCATCATGCATTCCAACGGTCTATTCGTTGAACTGTATTTCATTTTTCCTCCACTTGTCGAGGGAACGGTAGTGACCGGTTTCTCATCTGAAACAGCCGGATTATAAATAAAGCCAAGGAACTTGTACGCAGCTCCTTGACCCCAGTTACCGTTTCCCTTTGTTCTTGTCTTGTTCCAAAATGGATTGGAACTGCCCCATCCGCTTTCGGATGTATAGACCTCCGTATCACTTACGACCTTCTCAACAATAGCAACATGACCCGCCCCATCAGAGCCGTTCAGCGTAGCGCCTTTCTGCCATACCATGCAGGCACCAAGTTTCGGTGTCTGTCCTGTTTTCAGAGAGGTGCCCTTATACTGAATGAAGTTCTCTGCATTCACGGGTCTTAGGTACTTGCAGTATCCGTACCCGCCAATTTCGTTAAATCGTCCGTAAGCATACCCTACACAGTTAGAAAGGACATCGCAGTCCTTATCTGTGGGACTGCCTTTAATGGCATCGGAGTAGCCGCCATTTGCTTTGGTTATATAATACTTATTACCCGCTTCCGGTTTGCTGGTTCGCATCTTAAACGCCACGATACATCACTCCTTTGTCCGTTATCCAACGGAGCCATTGTCGGCACCGTAATCATATACATTGACGGTTGCACCGTTTGTAAACGGCACTGGCTCGGTGCTATCAGCACCGGCGGAAAGAATCTCATTCAACGACCCGTTATTCTCTTCGCCAGATATGCCAGCGTAGCGTTCTCTACGCAGCTTCACATTTTCGCTCTGCTTCTTCGCACAATACGCTTTCAGGCAATAAATCGCATAGATGAGAACCTGTGCGGCAATGTCGGTGATAAGGACACCGAGATAGGTTAAATCATGAAGTACCCACATAGCCGCCATCGCATAAATCATTACGGCGTTAAATAACACGAAGAGGTAAATAGCAAGCAGCTTACTTGTTTCGATGCGCTTGGTATCATATTTCCGTTTTTCTTCGCGGAGTGATTGCTTGTACTGCTTTTGAACATTTTCCCTGCGAATCTCAGCCATCTTAAGCTGATACTCTCTTTTGGACATTCTCATGTTAATCACCACCTTCTGTATAAAAGCCAAGTTTTATATGCCATAAATGCATTGTGGGAGCCTGCTGGTGTAGCACGGCTCCCACTTTTTATTTCTTACACATTTCCACCGCTCAGGATTTCTTCTGCTTCCTCAGCTGTAATCCATTTGCCAACGGCATTCATCACCATCTGCCGGTTCCAAAGGCCACGGTCATAGTAGCCTTTGACTTTTTCAAATCTTGCACTGTGCTCATTCATTGGCGTTTTCCTCCTCTTCCGTAGCAACATAGGCCGGGTCATCCACCGTGTCATCGTAGACAGCTTCACCCTCAATGTCGCCTACGCTCACAGCCTGCGCTTCAGCTTGCTCTTCCATA